GTATGACCGATGAACAGTTAATAGCTATAATACGTGGCGAACAAGAGTAAAAGCAACCGGGAAATTCTTATAAAGCGTGCGAAGGCAGTAACAATTCTTCGCAAGCGGGAAGCTCAGAAAGATTTCTGGGCTTTCTGTTTATACTATGATCCGAAGTTTTTTGCAAAGCGTTTATTCCTGAAGAAAGTTGCAGAAGCTTTTATGCGTGTATATGAGTCATACTCTGCCGGCATAATCTATCGTCTTGCAGTAAGTATGCCGCCACGTGCAGGAAAGTCTTATATTTCATCTTTGTTTATCGCATGGATGCTCGGGCATTTTCCGGAAGAATCAGTTATGCGTAACTGTTGTTCTGATACATTGTATAATAAACTTTCCTATGATGCCCGTGATATTGTGAAGTCCAAACGTTTTCATGAAATATTTCCGGATATTTATCTTAAAGGTGATAAACAGAATGTGAAGAGCTGGAATGTTGAGGGAGCCCGTCAGGTTTCTTATTTTGGCGGTGGTGTTGGTGGAACTGTTATCGGTTTTGGTGCGTCCATGCTCGCCATGACGGACGACTTGTACAAGAGCTTGGAAGATGCCTTATCCGATAACAATAATGAAAAAGTATGGTCATGGAAACAAGGTACGCATGATTCTCGTATAGAGGGTAACTGTTGTCTTATTGACATTGGTACACGCTGGTCTGCTAATGATGTACTTGGGCGTTTGGAAGAAGCCGGGAAATATAATGAAATCATCCGTATTGCTGCTCTTGATGAAAACGAACGGTCCTTCTGTGAAGATGTACACACGACTGAATATTACCTTGAATTGCGCTCAGAGACAGACGAAAGTATTTGGATGGCCGAGTATATGCAGGAGCCATTCGAAGCAAAAGGTTTACTATTTCCGAAGTCTTCCCTTATGCGCTTTAAACTCGCCGATATTGCAGGTAAAAGACCTGATGGCACTATTGGCGCTTGTGATACTGCGGATAAAGGTGATGATGATTTCTGTGCACCATTCGCAAAGGTATTCGGACCGAAATACTTTATCACAGATGTATTATTTACCAAAGACCCGGTTGAGGTTACGGAGCCACGCTTGGCACAAATGGTAATAGATACCGAATGCGACCAGTTACGTATCGAGTCAAACAATGGTGGGCGTATATTCGCTATCAATGTGCGTAAACTTGTTACCACTAAAAGAAAGTCCTGTCTTATCCAAGCGCGTCCTACTACTCAGCATAAAGAAACTCGTATTCTGATGAAAGCCGGCTGGATAAAAAAGCATTGCGCATTTCTTGATGAAACAGAATACACTAAAGGCTCTGACTACGGACGCTTTATGAAAGCTCTTACAAACTATAAGCGTGAGGGGGATAATGCTCATGATGATGCACCGGACGGATGCACCATTCTTGCAGAGTTTGCAGAATCAATAGGTCTCAATTTTAAAAAATCTGTTCGTAAAGTTGGGCGTGGATAATTGGGTAATTGAAAAAATAGCTATATATTTGTATTCATAAGAAGATTGCTAAATAGCCTTTCGCTTTTGAGTGGTTTAGACGTGTTGCCTCCTTGGTGTGGTTGTGTTTCGCTGTGTTTAACGGCGTATGAGTTGATGAAATCTATTTATAATTTAATAAAATTAAATGGAGGGCGAATTATGGGAAATATATATCGACTATTTGACGGAGTGTGGAACATGGG